AAGGCGCGAATACCGTCGAGATCACCGTCACAATTGGCGGGGAGTCCGAGACCTACACCGTTACTGTGACCAAGTCCTAAGGAGGATTGAACGATGACCGCTGAAAATCTGACAGCTGAGCAGCTGGCCGAGTTGCTGGCGGCCGTCCGCAATCACCTGGACATCACCTGGACCGACGCCTCGCTTGATGGAAAGCTCACCGGCTACCTCAAGCGAGGCATTACCAGGATCAATGAACTTGGAAGCGAAGAATTTGATTACTCGGTTGAAGGATTGCCGAGAGATCTGCTTTTTGAAAGGTGCAGATATTTTCGATCTAACGCTGGTGAATTGTTTGAGAAGAACTTCCAATCTGAGATTGTTTCGCTTCGGTTAAGGCAGGGGGTTGATCAATTTGCAATCGATAACCCAGACATTTAACGATGGCACTCTGTCAATTTATCGAATCGACAACACGGCAGCACCTGGTGAAATGCCAAACGAGACTCTGACGATCAAACAACAAGGGATTCGATATGAAAACAGAACTGTTGGAATGACACGGTTATGGCAGGCAGCCCAAGCAGATGTCAGGATGGACAAGTTCATTCGTTGCCCAAAACTCATTGATGTTCATGCACTTGATATTGTTCAGACCGAGAACGGCGAACAATTCAAAATTGAACAAATTCAATATCCGAGAGATGTCTATCCACCTTGCATGGATTTGTCGTTGAGTGCGATCAAGGTTAGGTATGAGCTCAATCCGGTAGAAAGCTCAGGAGGTGAAGGCGGTGACGCTTGATGAATTTGTAGATCTGATTCTGACGGCAGACCCAACTTTGACTAAATGGACCGGATCCGGAACTGGCAACTACACAGTTTGGAAGCCGGGTAGTTTTGTTGAAGGACTGGATTCAGACGATGAACGTGAAGAAGACAACCAGCGGGTATACATTGACAGATTTACAAAGCTAGATAACGACCAGATTGCTCAATCAATTATCTCGGTTCTGAGAACAAACCATATTCCATTTGAATATGTCCAGGACATCGAACTGGACACAGGTTATAAGCACCATGCATTTACCTGCATTGTTGGGTAAGGAAGAGAGGATTTAATGGTAAAAGTAGCAAAACCAATCGGCGCTCGCCGCCTAACTTGGTTCCCGTTGATTGACGGAACCGATACTGACAGCATCGCAGCGTCTTATGATGCGGCAGTCAAATTGTCGCGTTTGATTTCAATCACCATCACACCTGTTTTGTCAGAGGGAACACTCGAGTCTGATGATGGCGTCGAAGAAGACGATTCCATGGTCACTGGCTATGATGTGGCTATAAACGCATCCCAGCTGACAGATGCAATCCGTGCCAGTCTGCTCGGCAATTCAATCGATGACGGTGGCGGCCTGTTGGTCAATGGAAACGATGAGGCGCCCATGGGTGCGCTTGCCTGGGAAGAGCTGTTGTCTGGCGGCGGAGTGGCCAAATACAAGAAAGTCGTCTTGTATAAAGGCCGTTTCAAAGAGTTTGCTGAAACAGCAAACTCGGTTGTCCAAGCTGGAAAAACCTATCAGACTCATAACCTGGTAGGCCGTTTCTATCGCAGGGAATATGATGGCAATCTGAAGTACTCGATGCGTGAAGACACTCCAAATGCCAATGCAACCAAACTGGCCGCATGGTTCACGACCCCTCAGGAGTATGGCGACGTACTGGCTGAAACCTGTGTGACACCTGTTGCAGATCCGGTCGCTGGAGCAGTGGCCGCTGGAAGCACTGTCGAACTGACCACCGCAACATCTGGTGCCATCATCCGGTATACCCTGGATGGTTCGACGCCTGGAGCCAGCTCGACCGTCTACGATGGTCCGATTTTGATCAATGAAGCCTTGACCATCAAAGCTGCAGCATTCAAGGCTGGCATGAACCCGTCTGCTGTGCTGACAGCGGCATACACCATCGCTCCGTAAGGGCAGCGGTGAAGAAAGAAAGGTGGAAAGGGCGGTCAGCAATGACCGCCCTTAACTTTTATGCAGGAACTTACAGATTTTTTCCCGATTGAAAACTCCGTACAACTTGATCGAGATCGTCAATTGAAATGGTCCAATGCAGCAATCTTGCACGCCATCCAATACTATCAGGAAATCTGTGGCATAAAGGTGGCTTATGAGAACATTCTGGACGAGCTCAGAGCAGGGACTCTCAGAGCAATCCAAGCGTTATTGTATGGAGCGCTCAAAGCAGCTGATGATCGAATCACGATCAAGCTATTTGGCAAGATCTATCGCCCGGCCAATTTGGAACAGTACGTTCTTGCCGTAGCCTCGGGTATGAGTCACTATATGCCAGATTCTGAGGTTTTGGACAACGGCAAGGATTTGGATGAAGAATGGCCTGATACTCAAGCAGAAGTAAAAAAAAAGAAATCAGGACAGACTGGGGATACTGGATCTCGTTCTGTCAAAAAACGAATCAGAACTTCCTCGCACAAACACTGAGATCAATGGTTGCCCTGAATAAATGTTGGTTAAAAGATCAGGGCATTGAAATTGATGATAGCCCCGGAGGGAGTGATTTGTAGTGGCACGCTTTCGGTCTGAAGGCTTAGATGAACTAATTGAAGCCATGGACAAGATGGGGCTTACCACAGGTGAACTTGCTGAAAGCATGTTATTTGCTGGTGCGGAACAGATTAAAAAAGCCTGGAAAAAGGCGGCGGAAATTCACCGATTGAAATTGACAGGCCAAATGATTGATTCAATCGGCTATCCAAGGAAACCGAAACACATCGGGGATGTATTATCGATTGACATTTACCCGCAAGGAACAAGCAAATATACCGAAACAAAAGGCAAGAGATACGATCGCAAGAAGCGGATTCGCAATGCAGAAGTCGCTTTCATCAATCACTATGGAACTTCGAAAAGACCAGGCACACATTTTGTGGATACAGCAGATGATATTTCTGGTCCTGCTGTTGATGCAGCCTGTACAAAACTATATGACGAGTGGCTCAAGAAAAACGGAATGGACTAGAAGGTGCGAAAATGGCAGTCAGAGAGATTAAGCAAATATTCGCTATTGATGGTGAAAGAAAATATATTGATGCCATCAAGCAGATCAATGATCAACAGAAAAAGTTAAATCTTGAACTGGGTGCCAGTGCCGCCAAATTTGATCTTGTTGGGGATAAGCAGGGCGGGCTGCGTGCAAAGATCGAGACTTTGAACAGGCAAATCGATTTGCAGCGGCAAAAGGTATCCGAATCAAAGGATGCCATGGAGCGTTCAATCCAGAAATTTGGAGAAAATTCTGAGGCAACTCAAGAGCTGACTCGGGATTATTACTCTGCAGAAGCAGGCCTGGCAAAGCTACAAAAGCAATTGATATCTGCAAATAAAGACCTGGAGCTTCAGGAATCAAAACTGAAAGCTGCTGGTGATGCTGCAGAAAAAGCCGGCGAAAAGATGAAAATGGTTGGAGACAAAATGTCTGCAGCTGGATCGGCGCTGACAGCATCTGTTACTGCGCCGATTGTTGCTGCCGCTGGGTTTTCTGTCAAGGCGGCAATGGATTTTGAATCAGCCTTCGCAGGTGTTCGCAAGACAGTTGATGCGACTGAAGAAGAATTGAGCAGCCTGGAGCAAGGCATTCGAGACCTGTCAAAAGAAGTTCCTGCTTCTGCTCTAGAGATATCGGCGGTCGCTGAAGCGGCTGGTCAATTAGGTATACAAACACCAAACATACTGGAATTCTCCGAGGCCATGATCGCCATGGGAGAAGCAACAAACCTTACTTCCGATGAAGCTTCGACATCTCTTGCGCAGTTTGCCAACATTACGCAAATGGACCAGAGCAACTTTGAAAGACTCGCATCATCGATCGTCGCTGTCGGCAATGCCGGTGCCTCGACCGAAAAAGATGTCACTAATATGGCATTGCGGCTGGCCGGTGCAGGCAATCAGGTTGGAATGAGCGAAGCCGATATCGTTGGCCTAGCGGCATCACTGGCTGATGTCGGAATCGAGGCTGAGGCCGGAGGCACAGCTTTTTCCAAGGTCATGATCCAGATGCAGCTGGCAGCCTCGACGGGTACGAAGGCCGGGGATGTTCTTAAAAAGACAGGCATGTCTTTGCGCGATCTTGAGATGTTTGCTGACGCAGATGCCAAGGGATTTAAAGCAATGGCCCATAGTATGGGCTACACAGCTGAAGAGCTCAAAGGGTTCATGGATGCATCAAAGTCACTTGATGCATTTTCAAAAGCGACCGGGATATCTGCAGAAGAGTTTAAAAAGGCTTATGAAAAGGATGCGGTTGGCGCCATCCAGCTGTTCGTGAAAAATCTGGCCACGGCTGGAGACCGTGGCGAAGATGCAATCACCATCCTCGAAGAAATGGGCATCACAGAAGTCCGCATGCGAGATGCGTTGCTGAGATCCGCTGGCGCCGGCGACAAACTTGCCGGATCTATCGCACTCAGTAACAAAGCCTGGAAGGAAAACAACGCACTTTCAAATGAGGCGGCCAAGCGTTATGAAACTAACGAATCAAAAATGAAAATGGCCCGAAACAGGATCACCGATGCTGCAATGACCATAGGCCAACAGCTATTACCAGTCGTTGCCGATCTGGTTGATGATGTGGCCAAGGCGGCCGAAGCATTCGGCAAACTTGATCCTGAAATGCAAAAAACAGCCCTAGTTGCGCTTGGCGTAGCGGCGGCGATTGGTCCGGTTGCAAAAACACTTGGTGTTGTGACGTCAGTTGGCGGGACGACAGTCAAGACGTTTGGCACGATTGCAAAGAAATTTGCTGAACACAAAGCAACTGCGGCCGCAGCTTCCGCTGCAAATGCAAGTCTAGGTGGGTCATTCGCTGGGGCTGCGGCATCTGCAGGGCCATTGATTGCTGTGCTTGGTGGGATAGCTTTGGCTGTCGGAGGAGCATACCTTGCATACCAGAAAGCAAATGAGAATTTCTTCGCGGCTGGAGAAGCAAGTGGAAAATTTACAGAGGGATTAAAATCTGTCCGTGATGAAATTTACTTGTCTAAATCCGCTTTGGAAGGATTTGATTTTAGTAAAATTTTTAACAATATGGACCTGAGCAAAATAGATGGTGGCATTGCGGAATCACATGAAAAAATCAAAACACTTGCAAAAACAGTCGCTGCAGAATCGAGAAGCTATACTGATGAAGAACGGAAACAAATCGAAGAACTGATAGGGCTCATTAACGATTATACCCAGCAAAAAATTGATGGTTACGTCAAACAACAAGAGGTTTATTCAGCTTATGTGGCACAGGAAAAAGACGTAACAATAACCAGGGCAAACGAACTTATCAAGGGCAGCGAGGACGCGATGAACCAAACCATCGCTGTTGCCGAATCCAAATATAAAGATATGATCACAGTTGCCGAAGAACAGTATGGACATATGGGAGAAATCGACGAACGCGCTTATCAGAGAGCAGTTGAAAACGCTGAAAAAATTCGTGACACACAAATTGAAAAGGCAAATGAAGCTCACGCAGAAACATTGTCTATTGTTACATCCAAATACATGATGCAGCTTGGCGAAGATGGCAAGTACTTGCAGGATTTTGCATCAATCGGCGAACAGTTGAAGCAGGCTGAAGAAAATCAAACAAAATACATCGAAGAAGAAACAGCTAAGCGCGTGACAGCCAAAATGACAGAACGTCAAAAGGGCCAGACAGAACGCGACATCGAAAAAGAAGCTCAGAAACAATTCAACGAAGAAGTCGAGCCGTTATACGAAGAACTTGCCAAAGCATATGAAGGAGCAACTCAGGCAAACCTTGACAACTGGTTATATATGGTAGCTGACACGGAATTGTATGGCGGAGAGGTCAGCGACCAGGTCAAAGAAGTCGTTGAAGGTATTGTGACGACGTTTGATTATCTGCCAGAAGAATCAAAAGAAGCTGCATATAACGCGATGGATGGGTTGAGAAAAGGGATGGAAGAACAAGAACCATCCCTTTTCAAAAAAGCTGCTGGCATTGCCAATAGCATCATGTCGATTATCAACAGCGCTTTTGACAACCGATCCCCTTCTCACAAACTGGAAAAGATCGGCTCATTTGCCATGCAAGGGCTTGACGTTGGCTTGGAAAAAAGCGGAGATGATGCGATAAAAACAGCCGGTAATGTTGCTGGTGAAATCATCGACAGCTTGGCTCAAACGCAAGACGTTGAGGCAATGATCCGTGCAAAGGTTTCGGAATCTGGGTTGTCAAGGCAAATTGATTACGCACCAACGGCCTCAGCCAAACTCATGCAAAAGAGCCAGTCAGTTTTGTCAGCATCACCGGAGGCCGGAAGAGTTACCGTTGGTGGCACTGTGTATGTTCAGGGCGTCAATGATGAAGGACAGACAATTGCTGTCGTTGAATTGGTAAAAAAT